GACCATTTCTGGCGGTCTGAGTTCTTCGACCCAAACTCAGCGACTTCTTTAGTTATATCGCTGTTCAGACTATCGCATCTTCCTTTGCAGGAAGTTTTCTCACTTAGTCGTTCACGCTGCACGGCTTGCGCCTGCTTGCGCCCTGTCATCTCCTTCGAGATTTCCAAGTCAATCAGAGAAAATTTTTCCATAATAAGTTACCTTATTAGGCCACCAATGCAAATGACTGATCATTTGCACATTCGTTAATGGTATATTGACGCACTACACGCATAGACAAGCCGATTTCTTTATCAGAAGCACGACCTGCAAAGTGAACACCCTCTGGCAACTCAAGGTCGGCTACTGCAAGAGTAAACGCATTGCGGTGCATAATGATGTTTTGTGGGGAAACAGTACCAGACTGGTTGAAGAAGCTAACAGCAGCAGTAGAGCTGGTTGAAGGAATAGATACGTTCTGGAACTGACCAGCAGTAATGATAGCTGGGCTTACGTTTACAGAAATAGTACCACCTGAACCGCTAACAGCAGTATTAACAACAAAGTTACGCAGCTTGTTTGAGCCGTATGCTTGACGATTCTGTGGGTTAACTGCATAAACGCCAGCGATTGTGAATGTATCGCCTTGATTTAAGCTAACGCCATTGGTCAATGTCAAGGTGATTGTGCTTGAAGAAGCCCAACCGCTTGTCAAGAAGCCAGTAGCAGTAGTTGTGTTAACAACAGCAGAGCCAGAGAAAGAACCGAATGTGTGTGCTACCACGTTCTGATCCATCTTCCAGTTCATACCAGCAGAGTCACGACCCATCAAGCCTTTACGATATTGCTCGCCAATAGCTTCTTGTGGAACGAAAAGACCTTTTAAGCTGTCAACAATAGTTGCAGATGTAAATGGCTCAACAATGCAAGAACGGCGGCCGTCACGTGGTGCGCCTTCAGAATCAAGGTAAGCAGCGGCTGTCAAGTAAGTTATCAAACCAGTTGGAGGTGTACCAGCAACACCAACGATGTTCGCTGTGTTGTTAGCAGCTTGCAAAGTACCATCACGATCAATCTTGTTGGCGATAGCAGCAACAGCAGGCTTCAATACACGATCAGAGAACATATCCAAAGACAATGCTAAGTCTTGGGTTGTGAACTGAGTATCAACGTGGAACTGAGTTGAAAGGGTTACAGGAACTGAAGTTTCGTTAAAATCTTCTACGTTCAAAGCTGGGCCTGTTGTACCAATGAAACGACCTGGCTTACGTACGTTTACTGTGTTACCGATCTTGCCACCGACTACAGCGAACTGGTCATCGTAGTTACGATCTACTTCAGATGTAAATGTTAATTCGTTCTCCAAGACCATTAACGCTTCGTTAGTGATCTTAGAAATAGTTAGCAAATTATTTGCCATGATTATTTCCTTTATATATAAATTGGGTTATCAGCGTATCCGTTTAGCCTGTCGTGCTGCTTTCCATTGGGCGTAAGTACCATGAAATGCTCCATCTCCATCGATGAGGACATCTTGTGTACCTTTCCCTGCGGTGAGAGGCTTAATCGGTGCTGGTGCTTTACTACGAGCAACAGGTTCGCTTTTGACTTCAGCAGGAGCTTCTTTACGCTCAAACTGAACTTCCAATTTCCCTAATTCCTTGAGTGCTTTGTGAACTGGCATTGTAGAAATGCGTTGGGCAAGGTCATCATCTGATGCTAATTGATATAGGATTTGTGGGCCTACATCGGACTCTAGGATCGCATCCCGTACTTCATCTCGTACTTGGACTTGGCTAGATGCCACCATTTCATCAAAATCAGGCAATTCAGCTTTGGCTTTTTCTAACTTACTTGTCCAAGATTTGATAACTTCTTGGCGTTCTTTTTCGATCATGCGTTGCTGTTCTTGTTTATCACGCTCTACTAATGCTTTTTCCGCACTCCATTCAGCTAATGCTTCTGCATATTCAAAAGCATCTTGGAACTGACTGGCTTGGGGTTTTTCACCCAAAATGTCCTGTTCAATCTGTTGGGGTGCTGGTGCTACTTTGCTCTCAAGTTCTTGTAAACGGGCTTCTAGTGCTTGCTTGTCTGCCTCAGCTTGTTTGGCTCGTTTTGTAAGCTCAGAAAATCGTTTTTCAAGTTTGGGATTTTGTTTCGGCTTGTCTGTTACTTCCGCTTCTTCTTCTGCCGCTGGTTCACTCTCAGCTTGGGCTTCGACTGCTGGCTCTGAATCAGGAGTTTCCTCGACTGTTTCAGCCGCAACAGGAGCTTCTTCACTAGCTAAACCTAATTTTTCAGCATGAAATTCAGCTAAATTATCGCTTGTTACTACACTTGATGCTGTTCTTACTACTTCTGCTTCTGACATGAGATTCCCTCAAGAATTAACCCGATGAACCCATCGGTAGGTAATACAAATTCATTTATATCATAAGTGTTGTGTTTTTACAACATTATTCTGGTTTGTAATGCTCTAATTGTCCTTTGTGCATTTCAAAATGACCCATGTGTTCTTTGGCTAAATTTTTATATTCATCTCCAGCCATACTCCAAGATGTGTGCGCTCTATTGTGCATATTTGCTGCATGAAGATGGTTTTTATGGTTTTCATTTTCCATTGCTGTATGAGTTGCCTTGTAAGCCTCAGAAGAATGACCATGTGCTTCTATAGTTTTATGGTGTGGATTAGCCTCATACCAATCTCTTTTTGGCTCTTTTGGCTTTGATTTATTAGCTAATGCTTTTTTCTCAGGCTTATTACCCATTTTTTTGGCAATAAAAGCTTCACGATTTTCTGACGTTACTGTTTCTCTTGTCATGTTAAATAGCCCTTTCTACGGCTTCTGCATTAGATAATTTTAATTCAGTCTTATTCATGTGAGCCAATACCATAGCCAATTGTGCTTTAAGTTGCTCAATTTCAAGCTGGGTTTGAGTCTTAATAACTGTGTCGTGGGCTTGAGTATCAGTACGAGTCATTGTATCTTCACGCTTAACTTGCAGGCGCATTTTCTCACGCTCTGTTTCGGCAGCCTGAACTTGCTCTTGAACTGTTGCACGATATTTCTTGTCCATTTGTTCGGCTTGCAGGGCTTGTTGTAGCTGTTGAATCTGTTGTTTAGCATTAGCCAACTGCATCTGAACTTGTGGCGGAATAGGTGATTTATCGTCAATTTGAGCCATAGGATTAACTGCCGCCAGACGATCAGCAATAATCTCTGCGCCAGGGAAATCCATATTACGGAAGATCAAATCGCCAGCTTGTTGCATTAGGCTTGGGTCTGCGCCAAGCATACTCATCATAGAATCGACAGCTTCTTGACGCTTAGAGTTGTAACCTGGGCCTGTTTCCATCACTACATCGTATTCACCGACTGTGACATCATTCAGAATCTTAGAAATGCCGTTTTCGTCTGTACCAGGCTGGTTTAATGTAACAATTTCAGGCTTTCCGTCATCGCCAATAATCCGCATGACTCGTTCTCTGTCATAAATTTTAGGCACTAAATCCAAAATAATACGACCTGTATGACGAATAGAGCGTGTCAAATTATCGTAATAATGGAAGTTGGTCATATCCACTTGGGCTTGCTGACCTTGCAGAGCCTTTCCTGACATCATTCCTTGTGGAAGCTGGCTAGGATCAAAGATACCAACTACGGCTTGTAAATCGCCATTTAATCCTTGTAAAGCGGTAACGATGCCCGATGGAGGTGGCTCTGGTTGCAAGCGAGTAGGAGCAGGAGCTGGTCTGCCTTCAATGTCTGTCTGTTTGTAACGCAATACAGGCATAGCTTTAATATTAGCCATTGCCCATTCATTCTCATGCCCTTCGTCTTGACCTTCTGCCAAGAGCCATTTAGCTTTAGGAGCAAGGGCTACAGATTCAGTTAAAGCTGTTGACCAGTAGTTATACATACGCTGAGGGTCTTTAGCCATACGAACAAGACCAAACTTCTTATGTTTATCGTCAACTCTGACTTCTTGTCCATAAACAGGCACGATAGGGATAAATTTACCAGCCCATTCGCCTTCTTCAAGGATTTCCATA